ACAACCGAGTTCGAGAAGATGTAAAAGTACTTGCAAAAACACATGGAGTCACAGTTGCTAAATTTTTAGAACCAGCGATTAAGAATTACATTTATCAAGCCGATAATAGAGAAAGGCTTATTAGAGCAAAGAGGTCTGACCCAGACTGGTAGCATGGGATTTTTAGACAGATTTAGGAGCAAGCCCAAACAAACATCTAATCTACAAACATTCTTAGATGGTAATTTAGAGAAGGAAGCCAGGACACCAGTTTACGATATGGCTCCTGCTATGGGAAGCACAGGGCCTATGCGTATAGATCCAATATACAACTTACATCATTTAGAAGATTTAGCTATAAATTACTCTCATCTTCAAACGGTAATCAATCGTATTGCTTCGCAAACAATCGCTAAAGGTTACAGACTAGAACAGACTGTAGAGAATCCTAGTGAAGACCAGAAGGCACTTCTTGAGCATTTGTTGAAAGACCCAAGCAACGGAGACAGTGATATTACTGGTGAAGAATTTTGTAAAGCATTGATTAGACAGCTTGAAGTCTTTGATGATGCATGGATTTCTATAGTTTACGATTATGTCAAAGATGATTCGGGTAGAATTTTAGGTAAGAAAGTATCTCAGTTATGGGTTGAAGATTCCAAACAAATGCGATACAATACAGATAGATTTGGTAGATTCCAAACAGAAAACAAATTTTGCCCTACTTGTAGAGGAACGAGAAGTGGGTCTGCTTGTTCTGAATGTGGTACAAAACTAGAATTAATTGCATATACATTTGAAGATGTAGAAGGAGATATACCGTTTGCTAGAGATGAAGTAATACATTTTAACAAGTATAGTTCTACAGCTAGATTGTATGGACAATCGCCAATAGTTGGATTGATGAAAAAGATAGAAACTGCATTGGCAATAGAAAACTATCAAAACAAATTATTTAGATTAGAAAGACCACCAAAAGGATTCTTAGATATTCCAAACCTAGATGAGACTGCACTAAACAGATTGGGAGAATATATTGCAGAAGAGACCAGACGCAATCCAAATTTTGTTCCAATTATATCTTCAGGTGAAGGACAGTCAGGAGCTAAGTTTGTTACAATCATGCCAAGTCAGGGAGAAGCAGGTATGATTCCTTATATGGAAAAAGTAAATCAAGATATTAACTCAGCTTATGGAATTATGCCATTGGCAGTTGGAGATGTATCTGGAGTTGGTGGACTGAATGCAGAAGGCGAACAGTTGTCTATGATGGACAGAACAATTACAGAAACGCAGAACATTTTAGTAAAAGGATTCTTTCAACCACTGTTAGATATTCTTAAAATTACAGATTGGGAAGTAGTGTTCAATGACATAGATGAACGTAACGAACAAATGCATTTGACAAATCTAAGAACTAA